TGGGCTCGGCGGCGACGGTCCAGATCGACCCGCCGATCATCGGGCCGGGCTCGCAGTATCAGAATGTGGACGCGCTGCCCTTGACCGGGGCGACGGTCACGCTGTTCCCCGGCACGAGCTCGCCGAACGGCAAGCAGGGTAAGCAGGGGCTGATTTTCACGACGGATGCCTTTGCGCTCGTCGGCGTGACGCTCGACAAGCCCAAGGCGGTCGAGATGGCGTCGATCATGCGCGACCCGGAGACGGGCCTCGGGGTTCGGTTCGTGCGCGCGTGGGATCCGATCACGGCGAAGATGATCAACCGTTTCGATACGGTGATCGGCTTCGGCAACCTCTACAACGACAACTGCAGCGTGCGCGTCCTCTGCGCCTAACGGGAGAACAGACATGGCTGCTGCCACGACTCTTACGCCGACCACCCTCAGCGCCGCGGTCACGGATGCCGCGGCGCTCTCAATCAAAGTCACCGCGACCACGGACGCCTTGGCGGGCACCTATGCCATCTGCGAAGGCGAAGCCATGTGGGTGCGCTCAGTGAACACCACGACGAAATACGTCCAGGTGACACGGGGCGCCTTGGGCACGCGGGCGACCTTCCATGCCTCCGGCGCCTTGGTCTACTTCGCCGCCCCGGTCAACCTCTCGGGCGTCAAGCCGGCCGCGCACGTCACGACGTCGGCGTCCCAGTTGGCGCTGCCGCGCATCGTCATTGACGACAGCGGCATCACGATCTTCGACGTGAACGGCGCATCGTCCACGACGGAACGCTGGCAGATGTTGTCGCAGAACGGCTATCAGGCGAATACCGATAGCATCCTGGGCGATCCGGCGAGCGGCCCGACGATCTACACCTCGCTCGGCGCGATTGCGACTCAGCCGGGGTTTGTCGGCATCAACGGCACGACGCTGGCGATGACGATCATTGACCCGACGCGGGCGCAGGACGGGATGATCATGACGATCTATGCCGTCAATGCCTCCGCGCACACCGTGACGTATACGGCCGGCTTCAACGGCGGCACGACCGCCCGCGACGTCGCGACCTACGGCGGGGCCATTGGCGACAACATGGTCCTCTGGGCGAACGCCGGCACGTGGTGGGTGCAGAGCACCCGGAACGTGACGTTTGGGTAGAATCGTCAGATGAGCGAGGGAGACTTCCGTATGCAGGGACTGCCGACGACGCCATATGTCTACCAGGAATTTCCGCGCATCCTGCATGCGCCGGATGGACAGACGTGCATCGTCTACGACACGGCGGAAAAGGATGCGGCGCTGAAGGCGGGTTGGCTGTTGATCCCTGTGGTATCCACAGAGCCCTCAACAGCCGCCGCCGTGCAGGCACCGGCCTCGGTCGATCTCTTGGCGCTGCCTGAGGCGCAGTTGACGCCAATGGAAGCGCCCGGCAAACGCGGGCCGGGCCGTCCGAAGAAAGAGACGAATGCCTAACCTCGCCAGCACGACCCTCGCCATGCCGTTGACCGCGATGGACCGTCAGGTCCAGTTGGCGAGCACGACCGGCATTCTCGTCGATCAGTTGCTCGTGATTGATGGGGAAGCCATGCGCGTGCGCGTGACGCCGAAAACCTCCACAGTCTATGTGTTGCGCGGGCAGCAGGGCACGCAGGCCGTCACGCATACGAACGGCGCGACGGTCTACAGCGGCAATCCGACGCAGTTTTACACCGTGAATCCGCGGGGCGTGCCGGTGAGTGACCCGCCCGCCAATCCGTGGATCAATCTGACGACAGGCGCGATCTGGTTTGCCGTGGGTGATCAGGTTGGGCCGAACGCGGGCGATCGCGTGTGGCAACCGCAGACTTCGACGCCAACGATCGCCTCGTTGGGGGTGCGGCCCGTCCCGACGTTGACGCCCGCGCCGACCGCCTCGTCTTAACAGGAGTGTCGCATGGCGATTGCCCGTTCTCTTCCGACTGGCTCAGCCGACAGCACAGCGATTGCCACCCCGTCCCGCACCGGCACGTATGGCGAAGCCTACACGCTGCCGATGGGCTCGAAGCAGACGTTTTACGCCGATGAGGGCTCCTATTACCTCGTCAACACGACCACGCCTGGGACCGGCGTGGCGGGCCATGTGGCCCCCGTGGCGGCGGATCTGTCCACGAAGCCGATGATCTTGATTTACAACGGCGGGGCGAAGAACATCACGCTCGATTTCATCAAGGTCCGCATGACGGCGATCGGCGCCTCGGCGTCCACGACCGACTTCGACTCGTGGTATGACCAGGCGGGCGCGACCCGCTACAGTTCGGGCGGCACGGCGATGACGCCGGTCAATTGCCGGTCGGACTTCTACGGCTCGAGTTCCAGCGGCGTGGTTTACTTCGGCGCCGTCGTGACCGGGACCGCCGTGAACGCGAAGCGTTGCGGCCATTCGCGCGTGCGATCTGTCATTGCCGTGGTGGAGGACCAATACATCTTCACCTTCGGGCAGGCGGTCCAGACGCCCAATGCCGCGTTGCCGACCACGGGCACCAATCAGTTGGTCGCGGTCGTGCCAATGGCGCCGATCGTGATCGCGCCGGGCGGGAACTTCCTCTTCGTGAAGTGGGGCGTCACGCAGAACGGCGCGGACTCCTACGATTGCGAAGTCGGCTATTGGGAGCGGTAAGCGTGCGCGCGCATGAGTGTTGCCGTCGATACCCTCGTCACCGACGCCTATCGGGAAATCCAGGTGTTCGGCGTCGGTCAGACGCCGGATGCAGACACGTCTGATTGGGCGGTTCGTAAGCTCCAGCGGCTGCTGAATCTCTGGAACGCCGATAGCCAAACCGTCTGGGCGCTCACGTTTCTTGAAGAAACGATCGTCCCGAATCTGAATCCCAGCACGATCGGGCCGAGTGGCGCGACGTTCACGGTCGCCCAACGGCCCGTGAAGCTCTACGGCGCGAACGTCATTCTGAACAACGTCTCGCCGGTCATTCGCACACCCCTCACGCTGCGCGATTGGCAATGGTGGCAACTCCAGAGCGTGCAGGCAGTGACGACGACGTTCCCGACCGACCTCTATTACTCGCCGGACTGGCCGAATGGCTCGATCTATCTCTGGCCGCTGCCGACGATCGCCTATGGCCTTGAATTGGTCGTGGCGAACGTGCTGTCGGATACGCTCACGATTAGCGATACGCTGGACGTGCCGCCTGGTTGGCAGGAAGCCCTCACGCTCACCTTAGCCGAAGGGTTGGCGGGGGCGTATGGGGCGGCCATTCCGCCCAAGTTGGACTGGGATGCGCGGCAAGCCCGTGCGATCATCTTTGGCGACAATGACCGCGTGCCGCTCTTTGCCACGCGCGATAGCGGGATGACGGCGCATGCGCGCAGTCGGCCAAGTTTCAATTACCGCACGGGGCTGACCGTGCCTCGGCGCTTCTAAGGAGCCTCACCGTGCGACGACGCTTGATTCTCTATCTGCTCGTGGCGCTCTGGCCCGCGCTGGCCGCAGCGCAGAATCCCAATCAGATCGCGCCCAGTCCGCAGACGGCCGGCGCGGCAGCCTCAGGCTCGGCCTGCATTCAGAACACCGACTGTGCCGTGTGGGACGTGACGCAGTATTCCAGCATCACGGTTCAGATCACTGGGACGTTCAGCGGCACACTGACGTTTGAGACGCAGGGGGCGACCTCTTCGACCTGGGTGTCCACGTCCGTCATCAACTTGGCTGATTGGACGGCCGGCAGCACGACGACCGCGGGCGGCCAGTTCTCGATCGCCAATAGCGGCATCACTGGTCTGCGTGTGCGGATGACATCCTATACGAGCGGAACAGCCACGCTCAGCGCGACGGCCGGGAAAAGCCTCTCCCCGAGTGGCGTGAGCCATCCGGATCTCTCGGCCACCTACTGGATTGCGACGGCCGATGTCCGGTTGCCGAATGCCAAAGTCCTCGGGGCGCTGGCGACGGGCTTGGTCTACAACACGACGACGACGGGCACGCCGACGACCGTCGTCTGCGGCACGGCGGGCACCGTATTGGCGGGCGGTGCCCCTCCCACCTGCACCGCCACACCGACTGTGACGAGCCTGTCGGCGGCGTCGAATAACGCTGGGGATCTCGGCGCGTCCGGCACAGCCTTCCGCACCGGCTACTTCGGCACGTCGGTGGTGTCGCCACTCTATACCGCGACAGGCGGCACGGTCACGACATCGAACCCCCTTATCAGCGGCACCCAGACGTGGAACGCAGGCGGCGTCTCGTTCATCGGCAATTCCTACGCCTTCACCGAAACCGCCAGCGCCTCGAGCAGTCGCTACTTCCAAATCCTCGGCGGCGCGGGCGGCGCGACGGATGAGTTTTATGTGCAGAAGGGCGGCTTGGCAGTCGCGGTCACGTTGCAGGCGGCGAATATCCAATCGACAAGCAACATCCTAGTCGGCAACGTCATTGTCGGAGGAGGGGCTGCCGCCAATAAGACGCAGATGAATCTGAATACCGATGGTGTCTTGGCGGTTGCTAACAACGCGAACTCCTCGCTCGTCAAGTTCCAGATGACGGGCACCCCAACTTGCACCGCCGCGAACAGTTGCGGCACGGGGAACGGCACGTTCTCGACGGGATCAAGTGACACGGCCGGCTCAGTCACGCTTGGCACGACGCCTGCGTCTGGTTTTCAGATCACCTTTGCTTCCACGTGGGCCGCCGCCCCCGCCTGCACCGTGTGGATGAACAAAGCCGGCATGGCGGTGGGTAAGACCGTGCTCACCTCGGTCACGAGCACGACGGCGATCACGGTGGTGACGAACGGCACCGCTCCAGCCACAGGCGACATCTACGCCTATCACTGCATCGGGATTCAGTAATGTCCTACAAACTCTTTCGCCGCTCGCTCTTGATCCTCGCGCTGGTCCTCGCGTTTGTGGCCGGCGTCGTTGTCGATCGGGCGTTCGGCCAATCGCGTCCCGTGTCGCATCGCGTGCTGACGGGGATGCTCATCGCCTCGGTGGCAGGACAATCCGCCGATGCCGCGACCACCGTCTGGGGCGTGCGTCATGGCGGCTATGAAGCCAATCCCGTCTTTGGGAATCGGCCGACGCTCGTCTTGGGCGCGAAGGCCGTATTCACGGCCGCGGCCATTCCCTTGATCTGGCGTTTGCGCGACACGCATCCGAAGTGGGCCATCGGCTTGAGTCTCGCCGTGGCCGGGAGTGGGGCGGCGCTCGCCGCCCACAACGTCCATGCAGTTCGCTAACTTCGTCGGCCCGGCCTATCGGACGCGCTCGCTCAATGCGAACTGCGAAGCGTGCATCAATCTCTATCTCGAGCGGATGGGATCGGCGGCCAACAGCCCGGCACAGTTGTATTCCTGTCCAGGCTTCCGCACCTTTGCCTCTGCGACGGAATCGCCCGGCCGAAACATTTGGGCGCAGAACGGTCGTTGCTTCGAAGTCGTCGGCGCCATTCTCTACGAACTCATGTCGGACGGCTCCTTGACTGATCGCGGCACGGTCGGCAGCGATGCGAACCCAGCGACGTTTGCGAGTAATGGCGATGCTGGGGGCCAACTTGCGATTTGCAGCGGGGATCAACTCCACATTCTCGACTTGGGCTCGAATGTGCTCACGACGTCCCTGACCTCTGGTGCGACCGTCGTGGCCTATATCGGGGGCTATTTTCTCGTCTTGGATGCCGCCACGTCCACCTTGCGCGTCTCCGACTTGCTCGATGGGACCAGTTTTAATCCCGCCAATGTCGCGCAGCGATTACAAGGGTCGGACCGCTGGGTGGCACTCTCGGTCAACCAAGTGGGCGGCCTGATTTATCTCATTGGTTCTCAGACGTCCGAAGTCTGGACACCGGACCCAAGCGCGGGATCAGGCGTGCCGTTTGCGCCCATTGCGGGCGGATTCCTCAGTCATGGCACATCGGCGCCGTTTTCGGTCACGAACGTGGGCGGCTCGCTCGTGTGGGTGGAAGAGAACGCCCAAGGTTCGCGTATGGTCGTGCGCTCGCCAGAGGGCAGCGTGGCGTTGGAGAAGATTAGCACCGACGCGATCGACTTCGCCTTGCAAGGTTATGCGACGGTGACGGATGCCGTGGGCTGGAGCTATCAGGATCAGGGCCATCAGTTCTACCTCGTCACCTTCCCGTCCGCCAATGTGACGTGGTGTTTTGATGCGACCGAGCAGTTGTGGCATCAGCGCGGCTTCTGGAATGGCCCCCAGAATCGCTTTGACGCCTATCGGCCGATGTTCCATGCCTACGCCTTCAACAAGCACCTCGTGCTGGATCGTTCCACGGGGAACACCTACGAGGCATCGACGACCCTCTACACCGACGTGGATGGCACCGGGATTCGCCGGTTGCGGCGGGCGCAAGTGTTGACGGGGGAGGACGGCGGCCGGTTCGACCGCTACACCTTCTTCCCGACGTTCCAGATCACGCAAGAGACGGGCGTGGGCATCGAAACCGGGCAGGGCAGCGATCCGATGGTCGCGATGCGCTACTCCAACGACGCGGGACACACGTTTGTCGGGCCGATCCTGACGCCGATGGGCAAGCAGGGCCAATACAATGCCCGCGTGTTTTGGACCCCCACCGGGGCGGCGCGAGGCGGACGGCGCGTGTTTGAGGCGTTTGTCTCTGATCCCGTGCCGTGGAGCATTCTGGGCGCCGATCTGCCGGGCGCCTATCGGGCGGTGAGCTAATGGCGCTCGATCCCGTCCCGAACACGACGCCAATCAATGCCGCCGAGTCGAAGCTCTGGCAGCTGCAACAGGTCTGGTATCAGTGGCTGAACCGGCTCCGACAGATGGTGAATGCCGCCGTGGGCATCGTGGGCGATGCCGCGCTCACCGCGCAAGCCGCGTCGATCGCGGCGACGGCGCTCAATCCAGGCACGTTGGCCGCGGGCCTCTATCGGGCCAGTTACGCGGTCCAAGTGACGCGCGCCTCATCCGCCACGAGCGGGATTCAGGTGCTCTTGGCGTGGACGTCGGGCGGGGTCGCGCAGTCGTTTAGCGGCACGAACCTCACGACGAACCTGACGACGACGCACGAGGGCCAAAGCGTGACGATGCTAGTGGATGCGAGCACGAACGTCACGTATGCCACGACCTACGCCTCCACGGGCGTGACGACGATGCAGTATGCCTTGGGTGTCGTCTTGGAGGCGCTGTGACCACGCGGATCTTGCCGCCCGAGGAGTGGCATCGGCTCGCCGGCACCGAGCTCGAGACGGTGTGGCCGCTCTTGCCGCCCACGCACACGACGGTCATGGTCGTGGAAGAGGACGGGGCGATCGTCGGCTGTTGGGCGCTCTTGACGGCGCTCCATGCCGAAGGGTTGTGGATTGCGCCGGCCTTCCGGCAGCGGCCGAGCGTCGGCCGGCGGTTGCTTCGGGCCATGCGCCAGCAGGCTCGAGCGTCAGGCTATCGCGCCGTGCTCACGGCCTGCATCGGGGAGCCCATTCGCACGTTACTCGAGAAGGTCGGCGCCGTGCGTTTGCCGGCCCATTTCGTCATGCCGATTCAGGAGGAGCCATGCCCGCCGCTGTCGCCATCCCGCTAATCATCTCGGGCGTGCAGGCCGGGGTGGGGGCCTATGCCGCCCACAAAGCCTCCGAGACGGCCCAAGGGGCGGCCAACTCGCAGCGAGACGCGAGTAACCAGGCCATCGCCTTGCAACGTCAGATCATAGCGCAGCAGCAGCAGAACGCCGCGCCCTATCAGCAGTTGGGGCAGCAGGGGCTAACTGCGTTGGGGCAAATGGCCGGACAGCGCCCGCCCGCGTTCAATCCGAACGGCGGGAATCCGGTGTTCAATGGCCCGGCGATGGCGCCGCAGATGACGCCGCCTGGTGGCCCGACGCAGCCCTATCTGCCGCCGCCGAACATCCAGCCGTGGACCGGGCAGCCGGCGCCGAACCCGTTTGCGCCGCGCAACCCCTATCAGACGGCACCGCCGAATCCCTGGAGGGCGAGTTAGTGCCCGCGCCTACCTACAACGCCGGCCAGTTCACCGGCTACATGGGCGGCGGGGGTGTCGGCACCTACAACACCCAGGGCGGCAGTTCCGGGCTCCAAGGGGCCTTTAACTGGGCCGCTCTCACGCCGGAACAGCAGGCCGAATACGCCACGCTGACGCCCGCCCAGCGGGTGCAGTTGTTCAATATCCCCACGCCCGCGCCCGGCACGAGCTTGAGTGGACTCATTGGCGGCGGGGGCGGCCAAGGCGGCACGCCGCCCGCCTTCAATCCGAATGGGGGCGGATCGCCCTCGCAAGGGGCGCCCCAGCCGAACTCCGATGCCGTCCAGCGCATGATCGCCGCGAATCCCGGCATGCAGCCGTGGGTCGCGCAAGCGTTCGTCCAGGGAGGGATTACGCCGGGCGGTCGTGGCTCGGGCACGGGCGACTGGCAGTATTGGCAGAATGAAGCCTTGCAAGGCGCGGGGGGCGATACCGGCTATCTGACGGGGCGGATTCTCGGCGGCCCTGGTGGGGGCGGGAGCGGTGGCGGCGGGGGGAGTTATGGCGGCTCGGGCAACTTCACGCCGTTGGCGCCGTTCCAGGGCCAGAGCTACAGCCCGTCCCAATACAAGCCGCAACAGTATGCCGGGCCGGGCACGCTGAACGCGCCGACGCCGTTTTCCTACGCGCCACTGCAGCAGCCGCAGACGTTCCAGCCGCCGCCCGGCTTTCGACCCGCGGCGCCGTTCAGTTACAACGGGGGCCCGGCGCTCGGGGCGAGTCCGACGACGCCGCAGAACGGGGCGATGCGTCCGCCTCCCCAAGTGCCGCAGTCGGCACAAGGGAATCCTTGGTCAAGTCAGGGCGGGAATTACAACTTCTCGGGACAAAATCCCGGTAACGGCAATCCGAATCTCGGCCCCATTCCGCAAGGCCCCAACACGCTCGGCGGTCAGACCGGCATGGCACTCGGTCCCCAGTCGGGCGCCCTCATGGCCGGCGGGAATGGCCCTGGCGGCATGACCGTGAACGGGCAGCCGTGGGGCGTGCCTCAAAATAGCAACTACAATTTTACGGGCCAAGGCACCAGCAGCGGCGATCTGTCCCAACTGAACCAACCGACCTACAACGCCAATCCGACGAGCGGCGGCTACAACTTCGCCGGCCAAGGCACGAGTAGCGGCGATCTCTCCCAACTCAATCGGCCGACCTACAATCAACCTGGGAACGGGAGCCAAGGCGCCACGCTCACTGCCGCGCCGGCTGGCGCCCCTGGCACAGACACGACGAACGGACAGCCCGCCGACGCCGGCCCGGACCCGCGCGATGCGAACTATCCGAACCATCACGGCGCCCCGCCCCCAGGCGCGCATACGGACCCGTCTACAGGCGATTGGGTCTGGGATACCCCCGCGCCCTCACAGGCGAAGCCGGCCAACCCCGAAGGCCCCTTGCCTGGCGTCCCCCAGCCGCAAGGGCCAGCGTTTGGCTCGGACTGGAATCCGCAGTCGCAGGGCGCCGCGCCCGATGCCTCGAGCGGGAACGCCACGGGCGCCGCCGCGCCTGGGGATTACGGTCCGGCCGCCCACCTGAACGACCCGAATCCGTTCACCTATCAGGCGCTCAAGACGCCCGACCCCTTTCAGGCGCAAGCGCCGCTGGACTATCAGGCCCTGGGGAACATCCAGAACTACCAGAAGCCACAGGACTTCACGTATCAGGCGTTGCAGAAGCCGGGGGCGTATCAGGGCGCGAATCAGTTCACCTATAGCGGCCTCCAGACGCCGGGGACGTTCAACTACAACACGTTGGCGGACGCGAAGACGTTCACGCCGACCGAGTTCCAGGCGCCCACCGGCGCGACGGAACAGAACGATCCCGGCTACCAATTCCGACTGCAGCAGGGCGAAAAAGCCCTCCAAGCCAGTGCCGCCGCGCGGGGGAATCTGCTCACCGGGGACACTGCCAAAGCCATCCAGGGCTACGGGCAGGACTACGCCTCGAACGAGTTCCAAAACCTCTGGAATCGGGCGCTCACGCAGAACCAGACACAGAACGCGACCAACCTCGGCGCATTTCAGACGAACGAAGCGACCCGGCAAGCCGTGCAGGGCACGCAATACGGCCAAGCGGCGAATGCCTACGGCCTGAACACGACCACGCAGCAGAACGCCCAAGCGCAGCAGTATGGACAGGCGCTGAACGCCGCACAGTTCAATGAAGGCAACCGGCTGAACGCCTATCAGACGAACGCCCAGACGGGGTTGGCCTACGACACGGCCGGCTATCAGGAAGCCTTGGGCGCGCATCAGACGAATGCCTCCGAAGGACTGGCGGCCTATCAGACCAATGCCGATACCCAGCGGCTCTACAACGCGCAGAACTTCTCCGAGGCGCTCGGGGCGGGGCAGTATGACGCGCAGAACCGGCTGAACGCCTACGACACCAACGCGCAAACCGGGCTGGCCTACAACAACCAGCAGTTCGGACAGGCGCTCTCCGCGAATCAGGCGAACTTCGGCAATCAGCTCGCGACGACGCAGGCGAATGAAGGCTTCCGCTCGAACGCCTATCAGAACCAACTGGCCGGCAATCAGCAGGGGTTCAATCAGGGCCTCGCCGCCTATCAGACCAACTACGGCAACGCCGCGCAGTTGGCCCAACAGCAGTATCAGAACGCCGCCAGCACCTACGGGCTGAACGCGAATACCCAACTCGCCTACCAGGGGCAGGGCTATGGGCAGGCGGCGAACACCTGGCAGCAGAACTGGAACAGCCAACTGGGGGCCTATCAGGCGAACTCGGCCGCGAATCTCGGCGCATTTCAGGCGAACTCGCAGGCCGACTACAATGCCGCGTCCCTCAACCAGAACGCCAATCAGTTCGGCGCGCAGTTCAACTACGATCAGGCCTGGAACGCCTATCAGAGCCAAGTGCAGCAGGCCCAGTTTGCGGCGAACAATGGCCTCGCCTGGTCGCAGTTCGGCTTGGGCGCGCAGAATCAAGCCTACAATCAGGCGGCGAACACTTACGGGATCAACTACAACGCCCAGTATCAGCAGCCGTTCAATAACAACCTCGCACTAGCCGGCTTGGGCGCGGGCGCGGTCAATGGGATTAACGCGGGCCTCGGGAGTTACGGCAGCAACGTGGGCAATCTCTACACGGGGATCGGCAACATCAACGCCTCGGGCCAAGTGGGCGCCGCGAACCCCTGGATCAACTACGCGGGCGGCATTCCGAGCACCGTCGCGGGTGGGATTGGCGCCTACTATGGGCTCCGCGGCGTGCCGCAAGCGCCGGCCGCTCAGCCGAGTAATCCGTTCATTCGCTACTCGAATCCGCCCCCGGTGTCGCCGGGCTGGTATGCCTAGATGATCGACCCACAGATCCCACTTTCGGTCTTTCAGCCGCAACCCGCGCAGAACCCGTGGGCGGTGCTGCAGCAGGCGCAGCAATTCCAGCAGTCGCGCGCCACGGCGCAGCAGGAGCAGGAATATCGCCAGCAGCAGTTGAAGCAGCAGCAGGCCCTGGAAGACGAACGCCGCCAGAAGGTGGTCGAAGCGCAACAGAAACAGCAGCAAAGCACCATGCTGGCCGATGCCTATCGCGCCAGTTGGGATCCAGAGAAGAAGCAAGTCGATCAGAGCAAACTGAGTGAAAATCTGGTCAAGATGGGTTTGGGCGCCGCTGTGCCTGATCTGATGAAGGGCTTGGATGAGGCCAACACTTCTCATCTCAAGCTCAAGGAAGCGGAGACAGCGTATCAGCAGGCCCAACTGGGCTATGCGCGCACGCTGGCGGGCCACGCGATTGCGGCCGATTTCAACCCCATGATCGTCAATGGGCTCTTTGAAGTCGCGAAAAGCCATGAGCAGGACGTGGCGCCATTTCAGCAATTGTGGCAGCAAGATCCCGAGGGCTTTAAGAAGTTCGCCCAAAAACTCACGAGCCCTGAGCAGCCGAGCGCGCCGTTTACGCTCGGAGAGGGCCAGACCCGCTTCGACGCGAGCGGGAAGCAGATCGCGAACAATCCGAAACCAGAACCGGCGCCCGCGGATTACACGCTCGGGAATCAACGCTTCAGCGGCCAGACGAATAAGCCGATTGCGACCGGCGCCGAAGAAGGCTCCAGCCTCACGCCGAAATCGCTCGATAAGGTCGCGGAGATGTTTGCGACGACGGGCCAGTTGCCGCCGCTCGGCATGGGGCAGGCCGCGGCGAACGACCGGCGCCAGATCATCAACCGCGCCTCGGAATTGTTTCCGAATGTGACGCTGGCCTCGAATGCCGCCATCTACAAGGCGAATAAGGATTCGCTCAACAAGGTCACGAGCACGCTTGACACCCTCTCGGCCTTCGAAAGCACGGCGAACAAGAACCTCGATCAGTTCCTGTCGCTGGCCTCGAAGATTCCCGATACGGGCGTGCCCTGGCTGAACATTCCCGTGCGGATGCTGGACGAAAAGATGGTCGGGAGCGCGAACATGGCCGCGGTCAATGCGGCGCGCGACGTCGCCAACCGCGAGATTGCGCGCGTCACGAACGATCCGAAACTCTCGGGCCAATTGACGGACGCCGCTCGCGCGCAAGTGTCCAGCTTCAACGCGAAGGATTTCACCTTCGGGCAAGCGAAAGCCGTTGCCCAAGTGCTCAAGACAGACATGGCGAACGTGCATAGCTCGCTGGCCGATCAGAAGAAGGCGATTGAATCGCGCATCCCCGAAGGTGTGCAGCCTTCGACCCCGACACCGGCCGCCCCGACGACGGCGCCAGCCGTCAGCACGGCGCCGACCGGCTACACAATGATGCGTGGGCCGGATGGTCGTGTCGTGGCGATTGCGAATAGCGACGTCGAGAAGGCGAAGGCGCGCGGGGCGGTCGTGGTGCGCTAATGCCGTTCAATCCCGTCATCCAATCCATCGGTCAGGTGCAGGCCCCCACGCAATCCGATTGGACGAGCGGCCTAGACGTCAAAACAGATTGGACGTCTGGGCTGGACGTCAAATCTGAGGCGCCGAAACCCTCGCAGCCCGATCCGCAGAGTAATACCCGCGCAGTAGTCGAGAGCGCGATTCGTTCGATTCCAGGGTTGGGCGGGCTCCTCCAAAAGACTGGCCTCGATACCAAGCTGGCGCAGACGATTCTGGATCATCCGGCCGCGGCGGGCGCGATTGCCGCGGGACTCGCGACGGCGCCGTTGACGGGCGGCATGTCGGCCGCGCCCGCCATTGGATTCGCCGGGCTGATGGGCGCGGGTGGGGCCAGCGCGGGCCTCTTGGCGCATGACGTGGCGAACGCCGACACGCCAGGGAACATTCCGACGCCAATGGAGTCCGCGAAACAAATCGGGGAGCAAGGGTTAGCGTCCGCGTCCGGCGAAGGAGTCGGGCGCGGCGTGAATGCGCTCGCCTCCGCGGCGAGTCAGCGGCTGATGCAGAGCGCCGTGAAGCCCTCGAAAGCATTACTCGACCAATACCGCACGACGGCGCCGGATCTGGTCAAGACGTTCCTTGATAACGGCATCAATGTGACCGAAAGCGGGCTGTCGAAGCTCCAATCACTCTTGGATGCCACAAACGGGCAGATTCGGGATGCGATTCGGTCCTCCAGCGCCGAGATTGACCCGAAACTCGTCGCGGCACGCGTGCTCCCCGTCGCGGCCCGGCAAGCCCAACAGGTCAATCCCACGGCGCCACTCGAAGCGGTCGGGAACAGCGTATCGGACTTTTTGCAGCTAGGCGGCAGCGCGAGTCGTGGCATGATACCGGTCCAAGAGGCGCAGGCCATGAAGACGGGCACGTATCAGGCCCTCAAGAACAGCTACGGCGAGATGAGTTCCGCCTCGAAAGAGGCGCAAAAGGCGCTCGCGCGTGGCCTCAAGGAAGAAATCGCCATTCAGGTGCCAGAAGTGAGCGCCCTGAACGCCCAAGACTCGGCGCTCATGGCCGCGACCGATGCCGCCAGCCGGCGCGTGCCCGTGGCTGGCAATCGCGATCCCGTGGGGTTTGCTTGGGTCACGCACAAGCCGCTGACGTTTCTCTCGGCGCTCGTCGATCGGAGTCCGATGGTGAAATCCCTCTTGGCCCGCGGCATGTATCAGATGGCCTCGCAAGTGAGCGGCGTGGCGCCAGAAGTCCTGCAAGCGGCCATGAATGCGCTCGTGAGCGGAGGCGGACAATGAAGCGCCTGCTCCTCGCCCTTCTGCTCGCCGCACTGGCGATCGGCCCGGCCCACGGCCAGGGCACGGTCATGCCAATTCCGGTGGTCCAGTTCTTCAGCAACACGGGCGTGCCGCTGGCCGGCGGCTTCCTCTACACCTACGTCGCGGGCACCACGACGCCCCTGGCGACTTACAACAACGTCGATCTGGCGCCGGGGCATCAGAACGCGAATCCGATCGTCTTGGATTCAGCCGGGCGCGCGGTCGTCTACCTCCAAGCGGCCAGTTACTTGTTTATCTTGAAGACGTCGGCTGGCGTCACCGTCTGGTCGCAGGACAACATTTCGTCCGTCGCGCTGGCGAACATCCTGATCGGCGTCACGGCCCAACCGTTCTTTGGCACGGCTGATGCCTACGTCGTTTCATCGAGTTACCCGAGTGGCGCGACGTTCGACAAGTGCCACGCTGGCTCGTCGATTGTCACGATCGATAGCGCGAATCTGCTGGGCACCTATGCCTTGCAGGGGATGCTGGGCGCGACGGGCGGCGGCACGACTTCGGCGGCGCTCGTGAATCTCAGCGATGGCTCGCCGGATACGGCGCTGGTCACGATCTCAAGTTCGAGCTCGGTGGGCGCCCTCGTCACCTCCAGCACGATCACCTTTGCCGCGGCGGGCACGCCGAAAAGCTACTGCGTGAAGCTGAAGGTCACGGGCGGCGGGGCTGGGTATGCCTGGGGCCTTGGCCTGAAACGGTTGTCATGAAGCGATTGATCCTCCTCGCCTTGCTCCTCTGGCCCGCCGCGGCGCTGGCCCAAGTGGCTGCGCGGCCGCTCGCCGTCTCGACCCTCACGACGACGGACACGACCGCGGCGAGTGCCTTAATTGGCTGTGCGGTGGGCACGACTACGGGATGCACGGGGGGGATTGCCGCTGGGCCAGTCGTCTTGACGCCGGCCGGATCGACCTCTGGATCGCCGTCGCTGTTCTCGCTCACCGGCCCCGCGGATACGACACTCGCCGCGGGCACAGAGGCTACGGATGTCTTGTTCAACATTAGTCGCGTCGTGCAGTTCTCGACCGGCGCCTTAGCCTTACAGCGGGCCTATCGCATCACCTCTCCGACCTATGCCTTTGCCGGGGCGTCCATCCTGACGACGGCGGCCACGCTGAACATTGCCGGTGCCCCCTCGGCCGGGACCAACGCGACGATTACGAATGCGATCGGGTTGCGGATGCCGACGATCGTGCTGGGCGGCACGGTTACGAACGGCTATGGCATAACGATCGAGGCCCCCTCCGGCGCCAGTAACAACTATGCCGCCGCATTTACAGGGGCGGTCGGGATTGGCACGACCGCCCCTGGCAAAACGCTGGACGTGATTGGCACGATGCGCGTGACCGGGACGATCGATGCGACCTTTGTCGCGAGTTACAACGCGGCGACGTCGGTCTTGGCCTACTTCGAGCAGAGCGGCACCAGCCATCTCCTCGTGAACTTCCAACGCACGGGCGGCACAACGTCTACCTGGCAGATCCAATTGCCGTCCGGATCGACCGTCTTCTCCTTGCTCAATGCCAGCGTGGCGCAGGCGACATGGGACACGAGCGGGCATTATGGCGTCAAGACGCTCGCTTCGGCCACCTCCAATACGCTCTGTTACGACACGACGACGATTAGCGGATTAGATACGCTCACGACCTGTTCCTCATTGCGTCGGTTGAAGGACGCCATTACGCCCATGAGCCTCGACACGGCGCGCACGGTGCTCCAGTTCCAGCCCGTGACGTTCCTCGACAAGACGAGCCGAGAACTCCACGCCGGCCTGATTGCGGATGACGTCTATGCCGCGGCGGCCGGCTTGGGCGACAACCGCAATGCCTTCTCGACGTTCTACCGCGGCGAACTGAACGGCATCCATTACGACGGCGTGACAGCTGCGCTGTTGAAAGTCGTGCAGGACCAAGAGGCGCGCATTCGGAAGTTGGAGGACAAACAGTGAAGGCGGCGCTGCAAGCCCTCGGATTTCTCCTGATCATTCTGCTGCTGATGGCGGCGTTTACGATGGTCCGCGCCGACGAACCTCCCGCGCTGAGCGACTTGGAACGGCTCCGCGTCGAGAACTATGCCCTCAAGACGCAACTGATCGACACGATCCGCAAAAATCGCGAGTGTCAGACGGCCTTGGGACCGCTCGAGCAAGCCGCGAACGAGAAAACCATCCGGCAGGAAATCGACGCCACGAAAGCCTTCATTGAAGGCAATCACCCCGGCTTCACGTTTGACCCCGCCACGGGCAGCTTGACGGCCACCCCGAAGAAGGGCGGATAGGAGCGACCCATGTCCCCGATTGATCGTCCTGATCACGATCTGCAGCAGCGTTTGGCCGAAGCCCTTTACCGGCATCATGGTGGCCCTCACGCCGATCCGGGCGGCATTACCTGTGACCTCTGTAACGATGCCCAGTGGTGGGCGGACAACGGCTTCACGGAAGACGAACGGCAGGCGGCCTGTGGCCCGCAAGGGATCAAGTGCGACGGCTTTGGCGACAAACATGGTGACGGCGGGTAGACGCCTCATCCTCGCGGTCTTGTGGGGCACAGGCGTCCTGACCATTGGGCGCGCGGGCGTCATTTACGCCGCGATGTTCACGATGGCCCACGGCGTGCGGCCCGTCGCGTGGGGCGGCGCGAATCTCCGCCTCTCCCTCTGGTATACCGTGCCCGTCTTTGCGATTATCCTCGCCCATGAAGGCGGCCATTGGTGGGCCTGCCGACGCTACCAGATTCCGACGCGTGGCCCGTGGCTCTTGCCCGTGCCGATCAGTCTCGCGCACGCCGTGCATTGGCTCTGGTTGCCGGCCTTGGGCTTGGCTGGCGCCGTCCTGCGTGTGCGCGGGCCGTATCCGTCGCCCTTAGCGCGATGGGATGTGGCCTGGTCGGGCCTGATGGCCGGTTTTGCCGTCACGGCTATCTGCACGGTCGTGGGCGCGTGGTGGTCGGTGCCGCTCGCGGGCGCGCATGTCATGGGGCAGTTCTGGCAACCGGGCATCGTGCGGTTGCTGACGCAGGGGCGGGCGTGGCACCCGCTCATGGTGGCGGGGTGGGTCGGCTGGGCGCTCACGACCATGAGCTTGATCCCGATTCCGCCCGCGGATGGGGGCCGGTTATATTGGGCGCCCAGGGAAGTATGGCGGGTGCGGCAACCACACGCGGTCGGACTGGGGCTGGTATGCCTGCTCTGTTGGGGCTGATCACTACCTCGGGGCAAGTCGTGGCCGCGCTCACGGGGATGGGGCTCTTTGTGGGGATCGCCTGGCGGGGCCTCGTCTGGTTCTATCGCTGGCTCAAGCGGATTGAACGGGTGATCCTCAGCATTGAAAAGCTCATCGGGAGCAACGGCGGCGCCACCCTGTTTGAGCGGATGGACATGATGGAAGCGAAATTCCAAACCTTAGCGCATGAGATGACGACGAAACGCCGGTTCTGATGGATCATCCAACCCTGTGGGGCCACCTGTTCATTTTCGCCACCACGGTGGTGGGCTTTCTCTTTCAATGGTTGCGGGAAGGACGCCGGCACCGCTGGCAGCAAGAGCAATTTCGCGCGCTCACGAAAGAAGTGCAGAACGGCAATGGGCACGCATGACATCCGAAGACATCCGCAGCCGGCTCAGTGACCGCACGGCGGCCTGCGGCACGCTCTATGGCGAGGCCCGCGGGGAACCCTTAGCGGGGCAATTGGGCGTCTTGTGGGTCATCCGGAACCGGGTGATGCATCCGGCCTGGTGGGGCACCAGTTGGCGGAGCGTCTGTCTGACGCCCTGGCAGTTCTCCTGCTGGTGGGAACGCAGTCCAAACACGGATGAGACGTATGCGTTTGCGGAACGGCTCCTCACCGAGCCACCCCAGGGGGCCGAAGAAAGCCACAGGACAGAACTCCTCGCCCTGGTCGATCAGGTGCGCGGCGGGGTCGGGGTAGACCCGACGGGCGGCGCGAATCACTATGTCACGACGGCGCTGTGGCTCTCGGGCACGGTCAAGATGCTGCAGGGGCAGACGCCGCTTTGCACCTTGGGGCATCAGACGTTTTTCAAGTTTGCATAAGGGAGTGCCGTGATGGCCGATGAGATCAAGACTGAGCCGATGCTACCTGTGCCCGTGACCGTGATTGGCGGGACGGGCAATGGGGCGATTGTGCAAGGCACCACCGGCATTACCCCTTCGGGTGTGCCGAATGTGGTGATTCAAGTCGTGTCGCCGCTCGTGGCTGTGTTTGTCCGGTTCATGTATGCGTTTCTGACGACGCTTTCCGGCGCGATCACGGCGAACATCTTTCTGCACTATGGCGACCTGAAAACCCAAGTCATCATCGCGGCAGCGGGCGCGGCGGCCGGCTCAGTGAAAGACTTCGCGACGATCTTTAGCGGGCTCGAGAAGAAATTCCCCTTGGCGTCGGGCAGTGTGGGGATTCTGCTCGCCGCATCGCTCCTGCTGCCGGGCTGTAGCGCCAATGGCCCGATCCGCGTGATCCAATACACCCACGGTTCCCTCGCCGTCGCCCAAGACTTGGAAGCGCAACTCTGTTGGGGCGTGGCAGATATCACGAAGGCTCCGGCCGATCACACCCACTGCACGGCGCCCTTGGCGGCGGTCGCGAAACTGACCGATGCCAGACATCAGGCGATCCAGCGGCAATTCGTCGTGGCGTTCACGTTAGACACGGCCGCAACGGAACTCGTCAAAGCGGGCGGCAAGCCGGACCTGTCCTTGCTCTTGAATGCCGTGGCGATCTTGCAATCGCTCGTCTTGGAACTCGACCTGAACGATCGCACCGCCGCACAGTTGAGCGCCCAAGTCACGGGAGCCCGGCTCAAGTTGGGAGGCCAGTAATGGACCTATCACGCGCGCAAGCCTGGATTCAGATTGCCCAGGTGCTCATCGGCATTGGCGTGGACGTCGCCGGGAAGATTGGTGCGATGATCGCCGCGGTCCATCCGGACATGACGCCGGCCGACCGGACGGCGCTGTGCGATGCGATCTTGGCCGATGATGCCGTGCGGCTGGCGTTCGCACGCTCGGCGTCAGGGGAAGCGCCGACAGCATAGATTGGAGGCGGGGAGTTACGAGGCCGACTCCCCGCCATCGCCTGAGCACGGCTAGGCTTACTCCCTCGATGGATTGGTCAGTTTCGGCCGTGACTAGTCTATCAGACCCACTTCACCAGCGCCCAGAAGCGCCGCCCGCTGCGGGCTAATAGTCTTCGACGAGCGCATCATAGCGCCCGACGCGTTCGAGATCGGTGGGATCGTCTGACCTCTGCGCGATGCTAAAGATAAGGCGCACGGCTGGCGCCTCTCGAAGACGCTGGGTATCGGCGCGCCGCCATTCGACGACGAGACCCGGATCGGTCGGATGGTCCAAGCCACTCACTACGCGCCGCTTCCCAATGACCTTCATGAACTCATTCCACGCCTTCTGTTCATGAGAAGGCAGGAAGTGAATAGTAAGGTGCTTTAGCCCCACTTCACCAGCGCCCACACGAACAACACGGCCATAATGCCGAACCCGGCCAGGATCAGCACGAGCTTTTCGAGCGGCTTCATGTCTGACGCCCAGCGATCGAACGCCACTGAGGCCCATAGGCCCGAAGGTGCGTGCATTCGTGGCAGTTGCATTGGGCATGTGATTCGAACAGCCGCGGAGAGGACTTCCGGATAATCTCGGCACGCTCCGCTTCTAGCAACGCGAGTTGCGCCTTGAACTGGACGTCAGTGCTGTTAGGACAATCTGCCATATGCATCCCTTTTTCGTCCGGATGGATGCACTGGCGACATGTGTGGGCACAAAGACATCGTTCACAGAACACCATTATCGATTCACCTGCTCGTATTGATATTTCTGCGTTTCGATCTGCTGAGTGCAGTGTGCAAAATAGGCGCGTGAGGCATCTCGCATCGCGAGAAATTGCGTCTCTTGCTCGGCGGCTGACTGGCGCGGGCGCATTGCGCGCTTCGCCCTTTTTAGAAGCGGCACAATCGCCAGTAACGCCAACCCAGCGACAATGCCAGCCATGATATGCAGAATAGTTGTCATCGTCTCCCCACCTTAATCGCACTGAAATAGTCCAGCGCCCCAAAGAGCGACAAGACCCACAAGACCAGCACGCAGACGACGACAATCGTCAAGACGCGCGAGACGGCGGGGTCCATCGGAATGTAGGCCTTGGCGAGCCACAAGAGCACGCCGGCCACAATGAGCACGATCATCACTTGGAGGAGAGGCATAGAGGCTCCTTATCCGACGTGGGCGCACCCGAGGGCGCGCAAGGCTTGCCGATGAGCTTCGACCATGGCAGGAGGATAGCCGCGCACCCAGAAATAGGCATCAAACTCAAATCCATTGTAGAAGAACGGCCCCCGCGGCGTCCCGCCTGACAGATACCACGGCGGGTTTCGGTTGTCGGCGCAATTCGGCTCATCGGCCGGCCAGCGATACGCCGGACCAAGCATCCGCGCCAGAATCTGCCAGACCTGGTAGTAGGGCGCCTTCTGGTCGTTCGGCAGATCGCAGATGTTCGGCGGCGCCGGGATCGGCGGCCCGATCGGCTCGGGGAACTCTTGCAGGATCAGATCGACGGCTTTCCCGGCGTCCGAGGTCCAGTTGTCGCCTCCGTCGCCCCAGGAACTGTAGCCGGCGCTCAGTTCCAGCCCCAGGTAGCCCCCAGACCCGACGATCGCCCGCGCATGCAGGAGATAGTCCCCCACACTCGATGGCGGCTGCCAGGCGGGCACCACGCCGTCATAGCCAGGCACGAGCACAAGGTAGGGCGTCAGATCCACGTCTCCGCCTGTGAGGGCTGCCCAGATGCGCGCGAAGTTGTCCATCAGCCACTGTTTCCCCCAGGTCATGCCCTGCGGGTCGTTATAGACATAATGGCCGTCCACCTTCACGGATTCCCCGTCGCCGGCCAGCATGAGCCAGATGCCCGACATGCCGCCGAGGGTCAAGGCTTCAATGATGAGTGCTCGCAGCTGTTCCAGGCCGGCGTCGGAGGAGAAGTCTTTACCGGGAATGTCCTGGTAGGCTTGGCCCTGTTCGCGATACTGGCCGCTCAGCGTGAAATTCGCGATCGTGTCGCCGGCCGCGCGCTTCACGGCATAGCACGCGAGGCGGTCGGCCTGGTCGTCCAGCCAGAGCACGGCTGGATCGAACATCGGGAGCGCCCCATACTGCTGCGTCTGACAGGTTAGGCCCTGGAACGTGCATTGCCCGCCGCAGAGCGCGTCTCGAGACGGCGCGACCGGCAGCACAGATGACCCGTAAACGCGGGCGGTGGGTAGACCGGGAATCACTGCTGCTCCACTTGGAGAATCACGCCATGCGTCGGCTGGTAGAGTTCGCTCGGTGTCGTGCTGTATTCGACGGGAGGGTTGATGGCGCAGTGCGATTCCCACGGCCCGACCGCCGTGCGCGTCTCGAGCTCGTTCAGATCCGTGATGCTCAGATAGACGCCCGCCGCATCGAACTTGGCAGAAAATCGTTTATCCGGTAGCTGGGTCAGCGTGATGGCTTCCCAGCCGTTGGCGACGTCGCGGTCGGCATAGACGACGGTGGGCTTCGCCGGGTCCACGCCGATGTATTTACTCCCGAGCTTCATGTAGACGTTCATCGGTCCTCCGTAGAGATGCGCTTGCGGCAGCCCCGCCGACGTGACGGGGAGTAGGGTCGCCGGCCCAGGACTGGCGGCACACAGGTTGACTTGACATTGCGCGAGCACGGGAATCTGCCCGCCGTTGGAACGGTCCCACGCGAAGCTCAGCGACACTTTACAGCGTGGATGGGCGTTGATCAGATCCACGCTCGGCACTTGCGCGGCCAGCACGCGATCGAGGGTTGTGCCGCCCAAGTAGTCTTGGGGAATCACGCCCCAATACCAGGACCACATCGCCTCCAACACCGTCGCGTTGCGGGTCCATCTCGCAATCGCCGCGCTCAAGGATTCGGTCGGATCTTGCCGCGGCGCTTGGTAGAGCTCCAGTAAGGGCACCGCCGACGCGGGCATCTCTTTAAGCGCACCAAGCGGAAACGTATTCCAGTTGTCCCACGCGACGTAGAGACGGACGCCTAATCGTTCGGCGTGGAACGCCTCATCCTGAAAATCGAGATTGTCAGGGCTCATGGAGGCGTAAATGCCCTCCAAGCGATCCGTCGGCGGTTGTGCGACAGAGAGCGACGACAAGTCCAGAATGACGCGGCAGACGTCAGGCGTCACGGTGCTCCAATCGGTGGCGTTTGCGACGACGCAAAAAGCGCCAGGCGAAGAGGTCACTCGATCATTCCTAGCGCGGTCGTCACGGCGAGGAGACGAACCGGACTCAGGCCGGTCATCTCAGATAGCCAATACATGCCAGTCGTGAGAAGGAGCATAAACAGGCAAAAAAGGCCGACGTTTGGACTAGACTTTTTCTCAGCCATGACGCGGCGCCCTCCCAAGGCGCGGTGCGTGGACAGGAGTCAGGGCGTGCATGACACATGCTCTGGCTCCGCTTATTCTACTCGCGCGACGGGAAAAACACACCTGTCGAAACGGCATGTTGCATCTTCGGCAACGTCGGCGCGACCACGGGCGCCCTCAGTAATTGCAGGCGTTGCAGATCAAAGAGATCCGTGCGGAGGCTGCCGGCGCTTTCGCCCTGATTCACGCAGGAGGCCACGAGCAGCCCAGCGCCGACTTCCGCATCCAGTCCGAAATACAAGCCCGCGGGCAGGGAGAAGCCCCAATTCTTGTCGCTGGCCGGATGCGCGTAGAGCGTGCCTGTCTCCCGGTCACAGTAGACGATCCAAGTGTCGCCGGAGGATCGCACGTTCGGGAGCAACAGCGGATCTTGAATGTTCGTCACCCAGGTTTCAATCGGGACGGGTTCCCCAATATTCAGATTGAACCCAGCCGCGCTGATGCCCGCCGCCGTCCCTTGCGCCCAACAGACGATCCCGCCGATGATCCGCGCGGAATACAGCGGGCCGGTATCGATCCAGGGAAAGGGCTCCGTGCCGGGATTTGTCGGGTAGCAGAGGCCGAACCCCGTGCCGAGTTGTTGGTTATAGAGCAAGGCCGTGCCGGTCACGCGATCGACGTCCAGCGGCAAGAGCGTGGCAATCTCAGTGTAGGGCTGGGGCGTGGCGTCGTTCCGCAACCGTGTCCCGACGTTCGTTAAGCCGGCCGCGATCGTGCCGGCGCCCGCTTTCACGAGATCCGCGCCTGGTGTCCAGAGGGTGGTCGGTGGGCCTTCGGGTGGGAGCTCGAGCACGGCATTGCCCGCATCAGCGCCATTACAGACCAACTGTGTCGGGGACACCCAGCCAGGCGATCCGGCGCCTGGAATCACGAGGGCATCGTCTACCGAGACTCCCGTGGACCCTACCCCCATACAGCTGCGGCCGTTCAGTAAGCGTGGCATTACTTGTCCTCCTCCGTCGCGCCGCTCGGCGGGGTCGCGAGCATGCGGTCAAGTTCGTCGGCGCACATCTCTACGGCCGTCCAACGCGACGGGTGTCCGATTTCATCCCCGGCTATTGGGCCGTCGGCGTTCGCATTCGCAGTCATTTGACGCCATTGCCGCACCAGCGCCTGCACCCGCTGGCGCAGGGTGAGGAGTTCGGCGTCTGCGTCCCGCTCTTTCACGATTGCCGTGACCGCGGCATTTGCCTCGGCTGGCGTCAGTTTCTGAATCTTTTGCGACTCAGCCTCTCCGTAGCCCCACCGCACGCCATTCAGCACGTGCAGCATTTCTGTCGCGCAGAGACCGCCGCGCTCGGCGAGCCGTTCAAGCGACTGGCTGTGGTTACGCTGAGCCGTTGATTCCCACGGCGCGATGATGGACCAAGGCACGGACGGAGAACCTGCCAGACCGGGGAATCGTCGAGCTTTCAGCTTGTCCAGTTCCTGCCGAAGCGCCTTGGCTTGGCGCTCGGACTGCTCAATTTCCTCTTGGACGCGTTGGGCAATCTTGAAGCCAGCGCCCAAGCCGCTCGTTCGGCCGTCGAGATACTGATGCGCAGCTTCAAGGTCCGTCAGCACCTCGTCACGCTCCTGTTCCGCCTTCACGCGAGCGCATACGGCTTCGGTCGCGCGCGTCGTCTGGAGTTCGAGTTCGTGCCGCGCGTCGTCCCGTTCCTTCACGCGGGCGGCGGCCTCCGCGTCGGCGCGGGCGGCTTGGGCATGGATTTCTCTGATCAGTTCGTCTGCCAGGTAGGCATAGGTAAACGGGATGACCGTTTCGTTTATTACATTCCAGCGTTCGGCCGTCATCGTCAACGGCGTCAGCGGCGGCGTCTCTGGCATCACCTCGCGTGGCGTCGTGCCGAATCGCTGGCGCGTGAGGGCCAGGTCTTGGTCGAGGGTCAGGCGGCTCGGCATCTCGTCGGCCAGCGGACACCGCGAGTCTGCGCCGTTCTCTCCCGTGATGATCATGCAGTGTTGGCACTGAGCGGCATCGGTGCGCCCGCTGAAATCAATCGCCTGCCAATCGTGACTGGGGTGTCTCGGCGTCTCGGGCGGGGGGTTAGCCATTCGCTCTCCTATCGGCCCATTTTCGATTGGTTTCGAGCACGAGTGCGTGCCCGTAGGTTGCCTGCCAGTGCTGCCAGTACGTTTCGAGCACCCATTGCTCGACGGTCGCGTAATCCGGTTCGTCTGGAAGCGGCGACGTCGTGATCAAGTCCTTCAGCCGCTGCTCGACTTCGCCGCATTGTGTCAGCACGTCATTGAGCGCGACCTGACCTTGCCGCACCGCGAGCACGCGCAGCCGCCACTGGTCGGCCATTGGCAGCGTCAGTCGGCCAGTTTCCAAGAACTCGATACCCTGCACGCCGAGGCGCATCATGTGCCCGGCATACTTCGTGTCGAATCCGTGACGGTCCACTAAGTCTTGGCGGTTGACATTCTTCTGTCCCCGTTCGCCAAGCAACCGCTGACGCTGGGCCTGCAAATAGCCAAGAAACCGCCGCCCGGCCTGTCTGGATGCGAATGCGGGCGCCAGGTCGCGCAACGCCTGCCCGCGTGTATCGCACTTGACGGTGTGCGAGTCGGGCGCGAACAGCAGCAGGAGCACGGACGGATTCCCGTCGAGGGCCAGCCGTGCCCATTTCCGCAAGCTGTAGATCGTTAGGTCGAGATCGCCCGGCTGACTCGGCGCGTCATGACGACCCTCGCGCGCCGCTGCTGTCCGGTGAACGTGCTGCTCGAATTGCCAGCGAAGGCCGACGCACGCCTGATACGGCTCCAGGCACACGCCCATCTCGTCTCGATCGCTCGGCGTGCCGTCCGCGATGCCGTGCAGGCTGCTTCCGACTTCGCAGCGCAGGATCGTCGCGCTCTCGACCCACGTGCGGTCGTTCGGCGCCGCGGCGTCCGTGCCCTGCCGAGAATCCGTCAGGACGTTCGGCTCAGCCTTGGGGGCGGTCATCGGGGCCTCCGACGCTTCGCCAGTTTTTGGCTAGTGTGGTATTTCATTGGCCCGATCGCCGCATCGCCATAGCGACGAACCGCGATGTCGAATCTTCGAACGATCCTTCGCGTCTGTGCGAATGCGCTCGCGCGACCACGGTGATACTCAGCCGCCGTTTTGATTTCCACGCTGGCGACATCGGCCTCGTCCTGTAAGGATTGGACTTCCGCACTCATTGCCGCGAGAAGCACGCGCGCGAGGTTTTGATCGGCTTGCGTGCTCATGGGGTCGGCTCCTCTGCCTCTCTCAACGACGTTCTGTCTTGCCACAGGTCCAACACGTTCGCGTCTCGTAGGTGCGCTCGCGATGACTCCACCAGCCAGACCAATCGTGCCCGCGCCGCCAGCACACCACGCGAAGCCAGCACTGCGTTAGGGTCACGTCGTCTCTCCTGCGGGTGGGGTGCCGAGGGTCATCGCTTCTGTCCGCACCTCGCCTGCACGCCGTCGCGGCCCTCGTAGTACTCCTGCGCCGTCCAGACCGTGATGCCGGAACTGGTCAGCGCATCCAGCCGACTGTGGCCCTCGCAGATCAACGCCGGAACTTTGCAGTCGTCTCTCGGCGTGCCGTCCGTCGTCAGCCGTCCGCCGGTGACGTAGTATTTCTGCTTCTGTGGCGTCTGCGTGGCGCCGACCGCCACAGCGCCGCTCAGCCTCGCGAAGAATGATCGTCGTGTCATGTTGTCCTTGCGATCAAACAGATACGCCTTCGGCCAAGATCAATCCAAGACATGGGCGTAAGGCAGCGCACAGTCCATCGCCTCGCCGCCCTCCGCGAACTTCGTCACGCCATCGCCACTATCCGTTGTGTTGTATCCGGCTTCGCGCAGACGGCGCACGACGTCACGAATACCTGGGTCGATCTCGTCGTAGTCGATGGTCACGTCGTCTCTCCTGCGGGTGGGTTGGGCAATGGCATCCAGTGCGTCGGCTCAACCGAGCCCTCAAATAACACCCACGCATGCGAGTAACTCGACCATTGCGCGATTTCGGGCGCATGCCAGCCGATTCTGTGAACGAGAATCTTGGTCCCGTCCTTCGGGGCCGTCGCAATCGGCTGCCATGTCGTCTGCGTCCCCATCTCCGCCAGGCGATCGGCGTCGGCTAGGGCGGCACGAAGGGCATCACGTTCGTCTGCGGTGAACGAATGCATCCATCCAGTCATTGCGTCGAGCAGTTGTCGCTGGTCAGGCGTGAGGGTCATCGCGCGTCCTTTTCTCGAAGCAAGCCCATTACCAGCAGCGCCTCGGCCGCCTTTTCGATTACGCCGTATTGCCCCGTCCAACTATCCCGAAACCGGCGTTGCGCGGGTGACAACTTCTTGCGCGCCTTGGGCCGTTTGATCTCGAACAGCCAATTCTTCTCGCGCCAGCCGACTACGATGTCTGAACAGCCATGGCCCATCTGCGAGAGGTCGAACACGCTGACCCCAGGCACCACGCGCAACTGCCGCACGATCTCGCCGTGATTCGTATCGACGCGGCCTCGGCTCATGCCTTCACCGTCACGCGCTTTAAGCCTAACTGCGTCAGAATCTTGTCGCTGATGCCCCGCTTGTCATGGAGCATGTCATTTAAGAACTGCTGACTCACGCCCAAGACGAGCGCGGCGTCCCGCTGCGTGCCCGTGCGCTGCACGAATGCGCGCAAGGCGAGGAGGGGATCGACTTCTTTCATGCCGCCTACTGTATCAATCCGCGTTACGGCTGTCAATAGCCTTTCGCGCCATTCCGACCCACCAGGCGCGTTTCTCACTCGGCGCGTTCGACTCCAGGGAGAGCGTTACCTCGAGCGCTGTCGCGCCGCGCGTGAACATTTGTCGCGCGCCGGATGGTTTTCGCCCAGTTGTCTCCTGCTTCGTGCGGCGTGCTGGCTTCTCCATGAAACAATCCTCTCCGTGTGGCGGGTTGGCGGCTGAATACAGAGCCATTCAGCCGCCAACCCTTGGGACCTAGGTATCTTGAATCAGCGTCTACTCGCCCTAAGATCTTAAGATCAGCCGATGGTGAGCCCACGGGGCAGACGCACTCCCCCCTAGGGAATCCGCCGCCCCGTGAAAGAGTTCAGCCGCATGGAGCCGCCCTTTCGAGGCAGACCGCCCGAATATGACCAGGCGATCATGGCGTCAGACTCTTCCGCGGTCATACCGCGCCCGCTTCGGGCTCTCACGCGCCACCCGTGCCGCTTGTGCATCCCCTAGTAGCGGCCGTGCCAACAGATAGTTGCTAGTGTGGTTGTCCCGTCCCAACTATCCGGGCGAGCTTGCGCTTTAGTGAAAGGCTTGCGTGTCCGAGGCGGAGGGAGGTAAAATGCCGGAAGGTTCGCAACCGGCGTTCCCGCTACAACGGGTCGCTGAAGGCCATGAGGACTCGCCGCCTCGTGGCCTTCGTTCTTTCTGGTCGAGAGTTTACACCTCGCCGCCCTCGGCTGGCAACCATTTGTAAGTCGAGCTTGTGCCGCTCAGGCGCTCTTGCTGCTTGGCTGCGGTCTCTGCGAACTCCTCGGGCTTCACAAGCCACCAGGAGCCGCTGGCGCCCATCGGCGGTTTGGGCTCAAGCGAGACTTTCAGGTCGCGCGGGGCGCGATGCTGGCCGGTGGTGCGGGTCTCTGCGCCTTTAATGGGCATTATTTCACCGCCACAAACGCCTTCGCCCGGCGTCCCGTGATCCGACAGGGCCGCGTAGTCACAACCCGCACACGCCCGGCCCGCTCGAGATAGTGCAAGGCGCGGGAGCAGAGCATCCGGTCCAGGTCGCAGCGCCTGGCGAGCTCCATGCTGGTATAGGCCAGCAGATACTGCACTGGGAACATGCCGGTATTCGCCTCACGCAATTCGGTCCACACCATGTCGTGTTGCGCTTTCATGTGCGGCTTGGACTTCTCCAAGCTCTCCGCACTAGTCGATTGCACGGCGGGTGGGGTGAAGAGGTCGGGTTGCGGGTTCACTGCCCCGCCTTTCCCGTCGGCGGCGTGACGCCTGATTGAATGAAGGCATCAAGAATCCGCGTAATCGCAAAGCCCTTGTGCTTCTGGTGATACCCAGGAAACGAATCGTCGTCTCCATGAAGAATTTCGATGATACCAAACTGCTCGCTATTTCTGAGCCAGTCGTCAATCTGCTCGCGTAGCCATTTCGCTTGCTGTAATTCCAAGTCGGTCATCGCGCCTGCCGCCTTCCCTGTTCAGCCGCCACGAGCCGCAACTTGGCCGATCGTCGCAACGAGACGATAGTCGAGAGATCCGCGTGGGCCTGCCGGCGCCGTTCGACGTAGGCCGTGCCGAGCTGCCGCTTGATCTCGTCGGGGTTCCGTTTCGGATCGCGCGCCTGGACGTAGCGATAGCCGCGGCACAAGTCGGGCGGGTCCACCAGCTTCAACAGGGCGATCACGGCGGCGCTCCGTTCGTCATCGCGGCTCGTGCGATAGGCGTTCATCGCCACCTCGCCACCAGATGCACAAGGCCCACAAGCACGCTCACGTAAAAGGCCAGACTGGCGAGCCCAATAGCCGCCAAGGTGGCCCAGCACTGATAGGTGTCGCGCTGGTAGGGGCTCATCACAGGCTCGCCGCCTCTGGCGCCTTCTGCCCGTAGGCCGCGACCATCCGCGTGTGCCAGGCCATGATCCATTCCTCCGCGAGCTTAGAGAACTGATTCGTCGCGGGCGTATCGCCCGTGTTGATGCCAAGGAAAAATCGTTCGGCCGGTCGGCCGGCGTTCGGCTTGAGCGTGGGCAGTGCGTCGTAGGCGCATCCGTGGGCGTTCGCGATCGTTCCCACGAGACACGCGCATTCGCCTTCATAGGTCGAGCCGTTCACGCGCCCCGAGCGCAGCGCCTCCAACAGCGCCGGGACTTCGGCCGGCGCACTCGATAGCACGGCCCACAGGTCGTCGCGAATGGGCTGGAGGTTCGCGCCACGGAGGTCCGCGCCACGGAGGTCCGCGCCACGGAGGTCCGCGCCACCGAGGTTCGCGCCACCGAGGTCCGCGCCACAGAGGTTCGCGCCACGGAGGTCCGCGCCACGGAGGTCCGCGCCACCGAGGTTCGCGCCACCGAGGTCCGCGCCACAGAGGTTCGCGCCACGGAGGTTCGCGCCACGGAGGTCCGCGCCACCGAGGTCCGCGCCACCGAGGTCCGCGCCACGGAGGTTCGCGCCACGGAGGTTCGCGCCACTGGCATAGGCCGCCAGAATGGCGTCTCGGACGGTTTCGGCTTCGCCGCTCCATATCACGGCGTTGGTCCAACGATTGAGAATCTGTCGGGTCATTTACGCTCCTCGCGTTTCTGGCACATGAATCGATCGCTCGCGTCCCACCAGCGCCCACCCGCCCGTGTCCATCCGCGTGTAGAACTCGCAGGGGCCGTCTGCGCCACGCGGCTCGATGGGAACGACGTCGATCTTGGTGTGGTCGAACAGTTGGTGATGCCGCACGCAAAGCGCGATCAACTTGTGCCGCTCCGTGCGATCGAGCGCCGGGTTCCCGCCCATGCCGCGATGTTCCAGGTGAGCGGCCTCAACGCGCAGATCCTTAAACTCGCAGCCAGTCCACCGGCATAGGCCACGATCCCGCCGCTTCGCCTCGGCCATCACCTTCTCTTCGATGGCCTTGCGATGCCGGGCGTTCTTCTTCTGTTCGAGGCGGTATTCGCCCTTGAGCGGCTTAGGGTAGGTGATGTGGGCCATGTCAGTATGGAATGTCGTCGTCAACCAAGGAGGCCGCTTCGGCGTCCTCCACATCGTCAGGCGTCAATGCGTCCACTTCGCCTGTCCCTTCACACCGAGGACACTGGCGGGTGTGGCAATGTCCACACTCGGTGCACTCGCATTCGACGTAGGTGTTGCCTTCGCATCTAGGGCAGTCCATTAGCGCCCCTCTTCCTGGCTGGCGTTGCGGATCAGGGCGTCCATCACTTGCCTCTCGCCTCGTCGATTTGCCGATGGATATGGGCATCGCGTGCCGCTTCGTCGCGGTCGCGTTCCAGATCGGGCAGATCGCTTTCGACGAACTGCTCGGCCTGGTCGTGCAGGATCTGCGCGAGCCGAGACGTGTAGCGCATCGCGATCTTGTCGGGCAGCCCGGCATCGCTTAACCAGTCGTGGGCGATGGGCGCCCAGCGAGCATCGACATGCAAGCGCGGATCGTTCGCCATTAGCGCGCCTCCTGCACAGGCAGCGCCAACTCGCAACAGTCCGTCACCACCTCATACCGCTCCGGCCCGACAAAGCGCACGGACAGGCCATGCACGATCCGGCCGATCGTGTCGAGCTCGGCGCCGCAGACACAGCGCGGTTCCTCGGTGGGCACGGCGGGCAAGAGGATCGTCGGGCCGTCCACGTCCCATTCGATCGTGAGGACGTGCGGGCCGATCTGGACGGTTTGATCTAGGGCAGCAATCAGGCGCGTCATGCAACTCTCGATTCATCAGGCAGCGGCAAGATCACGTCAAACGTCTCGGCAGCGTAGCGTGTCAGCCAGTCCATGTAGTCTGAAAACTCCGCCGTGGTAAGCTCTGAACTCGTCCGCGTCGGCACGATACGAGGGGGAGCGCCGGTAATCAATGGCGCTACGGCGGTTGTGCCGAATCGGACGGACAACAGGTCATAGTGCAGCCGTTCATGCTCATGCCGGTCATATCCGCAATGCTCCGCGATGAGCGGCAACGCCTGACCCCATAGCCAACGATTCTGCGCGAGGCTGCGCTTCTTCGACGGCTCATTCACAGACACGATGACGTTCTTCCCGGCGAACTGCCGCAGATAGGCGCGAAAGCCCGTGCGGTCAGACACCCCTAACCGGCCGTCATCGTCCACGAAGGCTAGAAAGTCGCGCGAGTCGGCTTTCACGCCGGCACCGCCTCGCCACGCAGCGCGTTCATGGCGACCACCTGCGCCTCTACTTCGTTCAGGAACAACTTCGCCGCGAGGGAGTAGGCGGACAACTCAAGATCGCTCGCTTTTAATGTCTTGACCCGCAACTGCAACTCGGGCGGAAAGTCCGGATTCCACGACACGTAATGATGTGCGGTCGCACCTGTCAGCCAAAGTTCATGGCGCATCTGGTCAAGGGCCGCCTTCGGGATCTTGCCGTCCTGCACGCAGTCCCAGTGCGCGGCCCACTGCCGGCACTTGATCGAGACGAGTTCGTCGAACTCGCCAAGGTGCCCATCAAGACTTGCGCCGGCCTGGAGCGTGTCATGCGCCAGAAAGCCCGTCGTGTAGACGACATTGCCCGTCGCGAGTTCGTAGGCGGCGCGGGCGTCATCCTCTCGATCGAGGCCATCCTGCATCGCCTTGCTGGTGAACTGGTCGCGCTCCAGGGACCGGCCGCAGATGCGCTCCAAGGCCAGTTTCAACCGCAGATCGCGCCGTCCCACGGTTTCCGTCTTGCCCTTCGGCGGCTCAGAGAGCATCGCGCCAGCGCACGATCCTGTTAGTCGGCCAGCGCGCGCAGCGAACCACTCAGGCGAACGTTGCGGGGCGTCAATGACGGTGAAGGCCATCAACGCACCGCCTTTTTGTCTACGCCCTGCGCGACCGCCTTCATCGCCTCATGCTTGGCCTTGTCGTGCTTGAGGATGTAATCGCAGATGTCGCGGCGCACCTTGTAGGTGGATTCCCACTCAGCACGGAGGGCTTTCTGTCCGTTGGCGGCTGCCTTCGACAACAGATCGAGGGACGCCTGATAGTCCTCTGGCGGTTCCGGCTTGCCTGACTGCTGCCCGTCGTCGTCCACTTCCCCACTCGTGATGTTCAGGAGCGCCCGCGTTGTGTAGCGAATGCCGTAGGCGATCGTGGAGCCGAGCGCCTGGATCGCGTTCTTTGATCCGCTCGTGTCGGCTGCGCTGACGAACTCGGTGGACTCCGCGTGGCCGCCTTTGTGCGCGAGGAGCCCGATAATCTTCACGCTCGTTGGCGTGGGGAACTCCGTGCGGAATGTGAGGGCGAATCCGTGCTGCTGCAGGAGCGGGCGCACGACGCGCTGAATATCCTCGTTTGTGGCGTAGGTCTGGCCGTTCATCGGCCCTGACGTCACCTTGCCGGTGAGCACCGTGATTTGCGGGATGTCACCCTGCAGCCGGGAGAATGCCGCAAAAAACTCGGCGCGCGCCTGCTGAGCGACCATCCGCTCGTGCATCGCCATGAACCGCTCGAACTTGTCGATGTCCACGGACGGATCGCTCGCCATGCGCTCGATCACCTGGACGAGCCCGGTCGGCGGCAGCGGTTGCTCCACGAGCGCCATTTCCTTGACGCCGGCCGTCATTGCGGGCCTCCAAACGTCTCGGCGTCATCGCCGTCGAGGTTGTCCTCGTCGTCCTCATCGTCTGGCTCGATCGGCGCCGGCAGCGCTCCGGCCGTCGGCAACTGCAGGCTGATGAGCGGTCGGGGCTGTGAGCGCTCCACGGCCTTCTTCGCGAAGTCTTCCGAGCACGGCGTGATGCAGTAGATCGAGCCGGCGCCGAACAACTTCGTGTAGCCAGGCGTGGCGCCTTCCTGCACTGTCGTGCCGGCCGGCGCGTACTGGTCGTTGATGTAGCCGGGCGCCTTCGTGACCCGCTCGCGCGCCTCAAGTGCCGGCACGTCGATGCGAAACAGAATGGCCGCGCCAAACGCCTCGGTCGTGACGTAGCCGGCGAAGGACTGATGCCCCATCACTTCGACGACCGCCCATCCTTCGAACTTGGCTTGAGGCTGATCGCTCATCGCGAGCCTCCGAACGTATCCGTCATGGCCGAGCGCGGCGAGCCACGGCGGCCCATGCCCATCTCGTGAAAGTAGGTGTCGAGAATCTCCGTGACGAGGTTCGGGCCGACGCCGACGAGCAGATCGTCAATGAAGTTCTTGAGCAGGCGCCGCACGAGGGCCGCTTCGCGCGTGCCTTCAAATTCCGCGACCGCTAGCGGCCCGTGCGCGTGCGCTTCCAGCCAGCGCCGGGCGGTGACGTGGGCGAGCCGGAGTGCGCGCTCTTGGGCGGGCGAGAGGGGTTCGGGGCCGCTGTAGCCGCCTGCGCCATTAAGCCCCACGCCGTAGGCCGCGAGCGCCTGTTGTTCAACGGCAAGCTGTTCCTGTCGCGTCGTCTCGTAAGTCTTGTCTCGGCTCATCTCAATACCTCCCCTGTCGTCGTGCCCACCGATCCGCCAGCCAGCCCAACACGCCGAGCACGACGAACCAGCAACACGACCACACGAACACGTCCAAGGCGTCTGACATGGCTAATTCGCCTGTGTGGAGCGATGCAGATTGATCCAGCCCGCATACTGCACGCGCACGCCGTTGGGGGTCTGCGAGTGATAGTGGGTGGAATCATCCATCGCGTCGAATGTCTTTGATGAAAACTGGTCCGTGACCGCGTGCACATCCGCTTGCGCCGGGCCAGCGGTCCAGAAGACTTCGGTGGCCGAATACATGGAGGCCGTCTTGACGCGCACGGAGAACTTGACGGACGGGAAGGACTTCTTCAGCGCCGCGCGAATCTCGGCGGCTGTTTCCTTCGTGCTGTAGCAGAGTCGCGGGCCGTCGGTGTAAGCGTGTGTGATTGGCATGAGCAGAGTCTACATGCACGTCACGAGCAAGTCAACAAGTATTTTCAACTATTTTTACCAGCCTCATCGAGCGCGATCATGCGCTTCCCGGCCTGCATCAGTTCCGTGCGTCGAGCCGCCAGCCGCTTCATGTAGGCCCGGCGTTCCGCTTTCGAGGTGTGCGCCCACCTGGCTTTGCCGCCTGGCGCGCGTCTGAGGTCCTTGGTCATTGCTCGTGACGATATAATAGGTTGCGCGTGACACGCAAGCGGATTAGAGTAGGGAGCGACATCATGGACTGTTGGGCCTGCAAGCAGCCGATTACCGGGATCGTCGTCTGGATGTTCGAGCCTGAGACGCTGCCTGATGAGGTGCCCATGCACCCCCACTGTGCCGATCAGCCGTGGCCCTTGTGTGAAAAGCGCCGAAGTTGGCATGGCCTCGACGAAAGTCTGCCCCCTTTAACTGCGGAGCAATGGCAGTTCTTGGCGTCAAAGAGTGTGCGGTAGGCGCACAGTAAAGAATCGACTTCTATGGCCAGACCTAAAGGCAGCCGGAACAAGCTCACGACCGCGCTGAAGGACATGATCCTCGGGGCCTTGGCGGATGCCGGCGGCCAAGCCTACCTGACCGCCCAAGCGAAAAAGAACCCCGGCCACTTCTTGGCGCTCGTGGGCAAAGTCCTCCCCTTACAAGTCAAAGAGGGCGGCGCCGATCCCCGCGTGCCGACCGTGGTCAAGCACATCTATGAAGCGTCTCAGTCCAAGTAAGGCCCGCTTTCGGCGGAAACAGCAAGCGCGCGCCTTTCAGCGTGATGTGCGCCAGGGTCGCTTACCTGGGAGCACCGGGCGGACCTTGATCACTCATGGATGGAGCGTCGAGCCCGACACGCTACATCGCTCCGATAGCGTCTGGGGCATGGCCGAACTCAAGCCAGGTGCCGATGCCTGAGCGCGTCGTCGAAATGCGCTGGAAAGGCCCCATTGCGGCCTTCATGCAGGACGAGACGGAAGAGATCGACCTCGAAGGCGCGTTAAGCTCCGGCAAGACCACCGCGTGCTTGTGGAAAGTGTGGACGTCGCTCCAAGCCCATCCTGGCATCCATTGGTGGATCGGCCGTTATGGCGACGGCGAGACGCAAACCAAAGTGCGACCGGCCTTTGAAGCCGTCTGTCAATTGGGCGGCGATATCCCGACGTGGAACGCGAAGGAGCTGGCCTACGAGTTCGCCAACGGCTCGAAGTGTTTCAGTTACGGCCTGAAGAGTCCGGACGCGCTCAGCCGTTACAGCAAGCTCCGCGGGCTCGGCGTCTCGGGCATCTACAACGACCAGACGGAAGAACTCCCAGAAGACTTTAGCCTTGAGCTCAGGCTCCGACTACGGCAGCCAGGCTACAGGCATCAGCTGATCTTCAGCCCGAACCCGCCCAACGGCACGCACTGGCTGGCGCAGCAGTTCCCTGAAGACAACCGGCATTCGCAACGGAAGTATTACAGCATCAGCATTCACGACAACGCGCACAATTTGCCGCCTGAGCTCTTGAGCGCCGCGCTCCTCGCGTTCCCTGAGAGTCACGCGAAGTATCGCAGCGTCATCTTGGGCAAGCGCGGCATGAACGTAACCGGGATTCCGGTCTATGCTGGCGCCTTCACGCGGGCGATTCACGAAGGACAAGCTGAGTATGACCCCCGACTCCCGCTCGACATGGCGCTTGACTTTGGCAAACATCATCCCTGCGTCGTCTTCCGGCAAACCTCCAGTCTCGGTCAGGTCAGATTTCTGGGCGGCATCTTGGGCCAACAGCTCTACTTGGACGATTTCCTCGATATCGTGTTGCGTTACCGGGCCGAGTGGTTCCCCAACCCCTGCGAGATCCGCGAATGCTGCGACCCCGCCGGCACGGCCGACACCTCCCACGGCACGAAGGGAGCCGTCCAAACGCTGACGGTCAAAGGCCTGCATCCGCTCAGTCAACCGGACAGCAACTCGCCCGCCGTGCGCCTGGCCGCCGTCGAACGCCTGGCCGCGCTCATGCGGAAACGGGCGGCCGATCGACAGGAAGCCTTCATCGTCTCGAACTCCGACCGCTGGCTGACCATCAGTGCGGAGGCCACGCTGGTCGATCGCTTCCTCGCGGATGGCTTTGAAGCGGGCTACGTCTGGGATGAGCACATGGTCAGCGTGGGGAACAAACAAGTCCGCAAGCCCAAGAAAGACGGCTGGTATGAGCATGGGCAGAACTGCGCGGAATACCTGGAGTTGAACTTTGGGAGTGTGCCCCGAGAACTCATCTCAGCCAGCGCGGGGCCAAAGTATCGCCCGCCCAGTCGGTGGGGCTGACCGTGCTACACTCTGACGCCAAGTTTCCTATGCCGGATCGCCCTGCTCCTGAGACGCACTGGTGGACGTATGGCGTCTGCCCGCAGTGCAAGGGCATCGTGTCCGTAACCGAGACGCCTTCGATCGAGTCCGTTCATGCCGAAGAGGCGCGACTCATCGAACTGAAGTGGATTCCGCACGCCGTGAGCCAGCCTTCTAGCCGGCCAGTCAAAGCGCAGGGCGATGGTTTACTCCCAGCGTGTCCGCGGCAGCACGCCGCTTAGCCTGTGGCGAAGCCCTCCGATAAGATCCCGAAAGCCGACCAGGCCATCCTGGACGAACTGCATCGCCGGTTTACCTACGGCACCGACGAATGGCGCGACACCCGCGAAGAAGGCCAGAAAGACATGCGGTGCGTGGCGGGCGATCCGTGGGACGACGACGATCGCAAGCAGCGGGAAGATGCGAATCGGCCGGTCCTGTCCCTCGATGAACTCGGCCAATACGTCAATCAGCTCATCAACGAGATCCGCCAAAACAAACGCGCGGTCAAAGTGACGCCGATCGGGGCCGGCGCCAACGACAAACGCGCGGAACTCCGCGCCAATCTCTTTCGCCAGATCGAATACCGCAGTAACGCCCAGCAGGCGTATACGACGATGTTCGAGAACGCCGTCCAGCGGAGCTACGGCTACCTGCGGATCAAGCCGAAGTATGTCAGTGAGCGGAGTTTCGATCAGGAACTGATCATCGAGCCATTGGTCAATCCTGACATGGTGACGATCGATCCGGACTTCATCCAGCCGGACGCCTCCGACATCAAGTGGGCGGTGATTCGGGAGTCATGGAGTCACGACGACTTTAAGCGGGCGTGGCCGAAGGCGCAGTTCACGAGTTTCACTGCTGAGATGATTGCCAGCGTGCCCGACTGGCTCGATGAGCATCGGGTCTATGTCGGGGAGTATTGGACGACCGAGACGACCGAGGATCAGTTGCTCTTGGTGCAGCCGAACGCGCCGAAGCAGCGTCTGATGCCGGGCCAGCCGCCGCCCCCGCCACCGCAGCCGGTCAAGGTGCTGCAATCCGAGTATGACGACGGCAAGGTGAAGGGCAAGATCCTCCAAGCCCGTGACGTCGAAGTCCCGCGCATCACTCAATACTTTACGAACGGCGTCGAGATCCTGAAGACAACGGCCTGGCCGGGCCGGTTCATCCCGCTCATTGCCTGTTTCGGGAAAGTGCTCTACGTCGATGAGGGCTCAGGCTCCAAGCGCAAACTCTTGTCGCTCGTGCGGCTGGCGCGCGACCCTTACATGCTCTACTGCTATTACCGGACGACGGAAGCCGAGATCGTCGGGATGACGCCCAAGACGCCGTTTATCGGCTACAAGGGGCAGTTCCGCGGCATGGAACTCGAGTGGCAAAAGATCAACCATGAGCCGGCGCCCTATCTCGAGGCGGAGCCCTATACGGAGCGCACAGGCGGCCAACTCTTGCCGCTCCCGGAACGGCAACCCTATGATCCGCCGATTCAAGCCTTAGAGATTGGCGCGGAGAGCGCACGGCGAGCGATTCAAAGCGCGATGGGCTCCATGCCGTTGCCGAGTCAGGCACAGCGGAGCAATGAAAAGTCCGGGGTGGCCTTGCGGCATATTTCGGACGTCTCGCAGCGAGGGAATTACCATTTCGTGGATCACTACGAGATGGCCATCACGCGCCTGGCGACGGTTGCGAATGACCTGATTCCGCACTACTACGACACGCAGCGGGACGTGACGGTGCGAACCGACACCGATCAAACGCAAGTCGTGAAAGTGAACGACCCGCAGAATCCCGATTCCCAGTTGGACCCGACCGAAGATCACGACGTCACGCTGTCGACCGGGCCGAGCTACGACAGCGAGCGCGAGGCCGCGTCCGATTTTGCCGATCAACTCGTGCAGAATCCGCAAGTCTTCCCGCTCATTGCGTCTGATGTCGTGCGGTTGAAGAACCTCGGGCCGATTGGCGACACGATTGCGAAGAAGCTGGAGATCCTCCAGCCGCCCGCGCTCCGTGAACAAGAAAGTGGGAAGGCGCCCGATCCGAAGAAGCTCCAACAGCAGTTGGCCGACATGCAGCACCAGATGCAGCAGGCGCAACAGACACTCCAGCAGCAGCACCAGGTGATTCAGACCGATCAGGTCAAAGCCGACAATCAGTTCAAGATTGAGCAGATGAAGATGCAGGGCCAGAGTCAACTGGCGATTATGCTCAAGCAAATGGACAATGCGGCGAAGATCGAAGCGGCCCGCATCTCGGCCGCGAAGGAAGCGAGTAACGCGCAGGCCGAACTCATCGAGGAGCGCATCGCCCTCCATGCCGACCACGCGCACGACGTGGGCATGGCCGGGCTTGAGCACCAGCACGCGCTCGAGCAAGCCCAGCAAGGCGCACAGATTCAGTCACAGCAGTCGGTGCAACAGGCGGCGTTGCAGCCGCCGCCCCAGCAGGGACCGCCGCAGTGAGACGCCCCGCCCCCTTCGTCCTCTGCTTTGAGAACCATGCGAAGGATGGCAAGGTGTGGGCGCTCAAGACGCGGGGCCGGTGGTCGCGGTGGGCGACGGTGCGTGTGAGCGTGCCGATCGACAGCACGTATCGCGGGAAAGAGGCGCGTCAGCCGAAGGCCTACTTCACGGGCCGCGGCCTCGTGAATCGCTTTGGACGCCACGTCGAGATTGTCAGTGCTGGAAGGACCCTCTAATGCCGAGCAAATCGAAAGCCCAACAGCATCTTATGGCCGCCGCCGAACATGGCGCGACATTTCCGATGGCGCGCAAGATCCGATCGGCCTTGTCCCCCCAGCAGATGCACGACTTCGCCGCCACCCGGACGAAATCGCTGCCCGTGCATGTCGGCAAAGCGCATCCCCACAAGAACCTCGGGAAGTATCTGCACCCGAAAAAAGGACGCTGACACTTGACAACTTCCGGGGCGATGCCCCACAATCATCGGCCAGTGGAACAGTCGCCCGTTGCCGCGCCTGAACCGACGACGCCCGTCGCCGCCGAACCTGCCGCGCCGCCATCCCTGTCAGGGCTGAGTCCAGCCGAGCGATCCTCGTGGCAGTTGACCGGCAAGCTTCCTGGCGAAACGGCCGAAGCGCCGGTTGAGACGAAACCCGCCGAGACGCCCGCGCCGGTTGAAGGCGATCCCAACAAGAAGCCGACGCGCCTCGATACCCGCAAGAGTCAGATCCAGCAGGAAATCGATGCGCTGGTGCGCGACCGGGAACTGGCCCGGCGCGAGATTGAGGCGATTCGGGCGGAGCAGCGGGCCTATGAGTCTCAACGGTCTGGCAGCACGGCTCCCCAGCCTCAGGCACAGCCGAACGCACAGAACACGCCAGCCTCGCATCTCCAGAACGTCATTCTTGACCCCGCCGATCCCGAACCAGACGTCGCGCGCTTTCAGCAGTATGAGCACTTCGTGGACGCGCGCAATCAGTGGGTCCGACGCGGCGAGGATCGCTTCCGAGGCGTCCAGCAGCAGCAGTGGCAAGCCCAGCAATACGCCCAACAGGTCGAACAGACCTATGCCGAGCGCTGTCAAGCCTTCGCGTCCACCACGCCCGACTTTCACGACGTGATCAACGCGATCGAGTTCCCGATGGTGAACGGCCAGCCGGCCACGCCCACCGCGGCCTCGGTCCTGCAGCACGTCAAACATTCCGAGTTTGGTCCGCAGTTGGCCTATGCCCTGGGGCAGTCCCCGGACGAACTCACCCGGATTCTTTCGCTGGCCCCCGGCTTTGCCGTGGCCGCGCTTGGACGACTCGAAGCCCGTCTTGATCCTGGCTTCGCTGCTACGGCTGGGGCGCCTGCCCCGAAACTGATTTCTTCGGCACCCACCCCGCCACCGACCGTGGGCACGAAACCAACTGCCCCAGTGGACGATCTGGAAAGTGCCGTGAAGTCGGAAGACTTTAGCCGGTTCCGGCGCGTGGCGAACGCGCGGAGTGTTGCGGCACGCGCTTGAGCTAGGCTCGCGCGGGGAGCGGCCCTGTGGCCAATTCGTTTAATGTTGTCGATTGGATCAGCATGGAAGGCTTGCGCCTCCTGCTGAATCGCTTGCAAGTCGCGTCGGGGTTCAACACCAGCTACAACAAGGAATACAAGAAGCCGTGGGCGGTCGGGGATACGGTGCGTGTCCCGCTGCCCCAGCGCTACACGATCCGCAACGGCATGGGTTACAGCCCGCAGCCGCTGAGCCGGCCGTATACCACCGTCGCGATCGATCAGCCCTTCGGTATCGACTTCGAGGTGGACGACATCGACGCCGTGCTCAGGATGGAGCGCGAGAACATCTCCGAGATTTACATCGATCCGGCGATGAAGATGATCGCGCAGGAAATCGACTCGCGCGCCGCGCTCTGGGCGTATCAGAACTCCAACAACATCGTCGGCGTGCTCGGCACGGACCCGACCTCGTTCCAGACGTTCGGCCAGGCCCGTCAGCGGCTGGTCGAGCTCGCCGGCTGGGCGACGGCCAAGGACCGTACCTGCTGCATTCCGCCGAGCGTGAACACCTCGCTCGTGAACGCCGCCATCCAGTATTTCAATCCCGCCTCGGACATCTCGAAGCAGTATCGGGAAGGCTCGATCGGGCGCAACAGCGGCCTCGATTGGTATGAGTCCATGTCGCTCTACTCGCACACGGCCGGCACGTGGGCGGGTGCGGTGACGGTGAACGGCTCGAATCAGTCGGGCTCGAGCTTGATTCTGACCTGCACGACCGGGGATACGTTCAAAACAGGCGACGTCATTGCGATTGGGTCCGGCACCACGGGCGTCTATGCCGTCAACCCCGAAACCCGCCGCGTTACGACCACGGCGCAGTTCAAGCAGTTCCGCATCACGCAGGACACCGTGGGCGTGGGCTCGGCGGCGACGGTCCAGATCGACCCGCCGATCATCGGGCCGGGCTCGCAGTATCAGAATGTGGACGCGCTGCCCTTGACCGGGGCGACGGTCACGCTGTTCCCCGGCACGAGCTCGC